TCATCCAACACTATCATCATAAAACACAGCTTTTTCAAGTACAGATAAAATTTCATTTATAGCAGTTTCAATAGTTTTTCCACTAGCTAACTTTATTTCACTTGCACTAGTAATAACTGAACCTGGGATACCTAAATTAGTGATATCCGCTTTTTGTACTGCAACAGCACTTATAACATGTCCATATTTATCAACTGTAATCTTATATAAACCACTAGTATATGATGAACTATTATTTGGATGCGTATATACCGTATCTGTAAATTTAGCATTAGCTGGAACCGCAGTTTTTACAGTTAATCCATTTACAGTATCTGCACTAGTAGCTTTAGGAACTTTTGTAGTTCCTGCAATAATAGCATTTACTTTATCTGTTGTGGACTTACCTTTATCACCACTGTAAGCAGTGCTTGAAGTTTCGCCTAATGCCAACGATGGACTAATTTCTACATATGCAGTACCACCCCATCTATAGGTAATGTTTGTTGTTTTATCAATATAAATTTTTCCGGTTTCACCAGTTGATGGAAAACCTGCTTTATTAGTATACTCTAAAACATCATCCACATAACTAGGTAACTGTGAACTGGGTACCATTCCATTTGCATCCAATGAAGCGACACCGTTCGCAACTCCTTTTAATGATGCATTTAATTTATTGTTCCATAATGTTTTTTCAGCATCAGTCACAAATCTATGTGTGCCATCTTGCTCAATTATAGATGCACTATGCATGCTTGGATGTACATATACCGTGTCTTGCGTTTGAAACGTTGAAGACGTTCCATCAGCTTTAGTAACTGTAATACTACGCCCATTTGCTGCAATATTTTTCACTGTTTCGCTTTTTAATGCAAATTTATCTTTTATTTTAGATAATGTATATTTCAATGCTGTAGTAGAAATCGTTTTTTCCACTACAGCAGCTGAAACACTCCTGAATAATCTCTTTATTAAATCGCTCATTTACCCAAATACAGCTGTGATAATTTCATCAATATCAGAAGTCGTTGCGTATTCAGGAGTATAGACAGTATCTGTAAACTTTGCATTTTCCGGTACATTTGTTGCAACCGTATGCCCGCTAACTGTTGCAGCATCTGTAGCCTTTGGTACTACTGTACTACCATTTTTAATTTTAGCGATTTCATCTGCATTGGCTTTACCTTTGTTCCCGGCATATGCAGTAGAAGCAGTTTCACCTAAAGCTAAGTCGCTGCCAATACCCACATACGCTGAACCACTCCATCTATACGTTTTATTAGTTGCAATATCTACATAAATTTTATCACTCTCTGCAGTGATTTTTGTTGTATGTTCTGCTTCTTTATAAAACGCTCCATCCGTATGAAGATAACCTTCAACAACATCATCTACATAGCTAGGTAATTGAGAAGCAGGAACCTTACCATCTTCTCCCAACCCTGCAACACCGTTAGCTGCTCCTTTTTGTGATGCCGGAATAGCTTGTACATCTGTAGCGTTAATCGTAATATTTCCTGACAACGGTTTACCATTTACGGTTGTTGTTGTATCAACCTTACTACTTAATTTTGTTGAGATTTTACCCCACATTTTTTTAGCAAAATCATTTAATAAATCTACATTAATTATTTTATTATTAGCCATAATTCTTATTCTCCTATTCTTTTTTTATTCTAAACCATTAATAATGCTATCGATATCTTCAGTAGATCCCATTTCATAGCTTCCTGCCTGTTCGGCAACTTCATCAATTTTTTCAGCAACACTCTTAAATGTACCATCCTGATTTTCTTCATTTTTAAATTGAACAGCACTAGCTTCAACTAATGGGAACTTGCCACCATTTTTTTGTGTAATACCACTAATAAGAGTGGTACTTCCTTTATAATCCGCCATAAATTAATTACCTCTCTTTCTAATTATTTAGCAGTTACTGTAGTATTTCCTAAATTTGCGTTATCCGATTTATAAATATCATAGTTTTCTTTATATCCACTTGCATTTGTAAATTCGATTGTAGCAACTTTTGAAAATCCACCATCAAAGCCCCCAACATTAAATGAGACATCACCATAGCGTGTAGGAACAGCATAAAAAATAAACTGTCCTTCACCAGCATTCACAGTAAACACCTTTCCTTTAGAACCTTGTAAAGCCTTAGTTAATCCTAAAACGAACGTATTATCGTAAGTATCTTGACTAGAACTTGCACCCCAATAAATACCATTCAAGAAGCTTAGTGAGGTAGTTTTAGTGCTAACTGCACCCTTTTCGTCCTCTGCTTTTAAAGTCCATGTTTTATTGGTTTTAATATTTTGCTCCAATAATTGCTTTGATGTATCAGTTGGTTCTAATGACTCATCGTCCAACGTTAGAACTTTTGCCTTTTTATTCAAAGACCAGCTTAATAAAATATCTGTTACTGTAGAACCAATTTCTACTGTATTTTTATTATTTGTAAAACTGTTAATTACAATTGCTTTGTAGTTAAATTCATCTTGCGTCACAAAATTTTCTTTAATATACTCTAACGCATGTTGAAGTCCATTTGTACCCACCGGTTTTTCATCAGTAATTACATCAGCTAAAACAAGTGTATCATCAGCCAAATTAGTTGACGTTTTTTTCTTGGCCATTTTCAAATACCTCCTCTAATATCTCGTCAATTTCACTGTTTGTTACAAAATTAATTGTAAATTTTTCTAAATATTCTTTAAGTTTTAATAATTCTTCATATAGCGATAATATATTCGGATCTATTGTAATCTCAGTAATTTCCTGATCAAAAATCGTCTCTTCTATTTCAAGTTTAAACTCTGAAAATGATTTTGTTTTTTCACCAAAATTATACCTTGCAATTATTTGACACGTATATACTCCCGCCTCTTTTGTTAATGCTGTTGATATTATAAATAAGTTTTCCATCATTGGAATCTCTTGTAATATTCCATCTTTTAAAACTTTTAAATAATATTTCCACCCCGGAGCTTTAAATAACTCCTCGTTAACAAATTTTATTGCCATTGCACCATCATCATATTTTCTACCTGCGTAAAAAATATTTCGACTGCATGCATGTGTTTGCTCATCACTCAAATAAATCTCTATCAGTTTCACCTTATCACCTCTATTCATAATAGAAAACGGCTGAATTAAAACTATAAACACTTTGAGCAACTTTATCTACACCACTGATATTTATTCCATTTAAATGGACTCGATAGAGTTCAAGTTGTCGAATTGAACCACCATTTTCAAGATCATTTTTAGTCAGCTTAGGTACTGTTTCTATTGTTCCCGGTGTTCCTTTTACAACTTTTATTTCATGAGTCTCACCATTTGAAGATATACGAAACTCTGCAACTATACAATCACACCGTTTTGTATTTTGAGTACCGTTATCAATTGTCAGGTCTTCATACATCCCTGGCTTAATACGTAAAAAATGTCCTTGATTTATCAGCAAGCCATCGGACAATCTTATTTTATTATTACTGATGATAGTTGCTTTTAACTTGTTACCTTTTTCAAAAATACCTTCCTGTCCATATAATGCATCAAATAAATATGCATCTATTGCAGCAGTAACATTTTTTCCAGTTAATGTAATTGGTTCAACCGCATCGCTATTTGCCATACTTTACTCACCTACCTTATATTCAATATCGTAATCAGAATAATTTTGATAAAACGTGCATTTTAAAATTTTTTGAACAATTGATGTCCTTAAACTAATACCCGTTATATATTCTTTTGCCCCAACAATATCGCCTATTTCTACATCTAAATTTTCAAATTTAATTTCAATTGAGTTGTTTGTTTGGGCCTCTTTTAACTTTGTTTTAGTCCCATCTATTAACTCCTGAACACTTTCTACACTTGAAAAATCATAAATCATCGTATTTAAATCTTTGGTAATCTTAGATACATCATCTATTTCATTAAGTTCAAAGTATTCATCATTGATTTTAAAAACATGAACAACTTGCCTTTCCTGAAGATCACCTTTTCCAAGACCGATACAATGGTTATATTGATAGGTATCTCTTTTTGCAATTATTTGAAGTCCATAGTCATTATCAAACTGAAGTTTGGGGCTATAATCATATATTGGAACTACTGAAAGCTCTATCTTTCCATTTTTCCAAATTAAACTCAGTTTAGCTCCAACCGCTAAAAGCATTGTTTCAAAAGTTTGTAAAGTGTTTGAATATCGTGAAGCGTAGTTCAATTGAAACCCGCTATTTTCTTCAGAGACAATAAAAAAATCATTAAGATTTTTATTTATCCTCAATGATTTTTCAGTATTATCTATGTAATTAAAAAATAATGTAGATGAACCAATATATTCCTTTATACATTTATTTGCTTCACCATTAAAGAAGTAATACTCATCTTTACGATTTTTTGGCTGTATATAATCACCTTTTAATAACGCTCGGGGGCATATTCCGCCGATAATTATTTCACCTGATTCTGTATCTATCTCAAGGCTCTTGACAACTCCGCCATACTCGGTATTTTCACAATAAATTAAACTTTCATATGTTAGATTTGGATCTCGTTCTTCTTGAGAAATAGTTATTTGAAAATCATTACTCCCTTTGTCATATGTACCTATTTCAAGATCAATACTACAGTTTCTTAAAAAACCAATTTCAATTCCTTTGGAATCAGTATAAACGAAATCCATTAAAACATACCCTCCCATTTCGGCTCAGTTCGAGCATTATAGACAACAATATCAAAGGAAAACGTATTATTCCATAATACAGTAGCTGTCCCGGGCTTTACCTTTTCAAAAATTTGACTTTCTTTATTTCGATCATTGAAGCAATTTATCTCTTCACCCTGAACATTGATTTTTTTAACAGTTCGATTAAGCGTATTTATCTCTAATCTTTCATTTTCCTCAAGCGTTGTAAAAACTTGATAAAGGTTATCACCGATTTTAACAGCTGGATCAGTAACAGGTCCATATATCCTAATTAAAATATTATTATCTACAACACCTTCATTAGAAACTGTCATTTGTCCACCGGGGTCACCATATCGATAAGGATACTTATATGTATACTTTTTACTGTCAGTTTCTCTCGAAGTATTTGTATGATAAAAATGTTGTTCATCTTCTTTAATCCACTGCACCTCATCAGCAACTATAGAAAATTCTACTTTAGCATATGGCAACACATAAGATTCGAGATCTTTATCATTTTTAAATATGTTACATTCTAAATAGTAATCATTAAAATATAGCCTTCCTTTAACATTTTTAGATATATCAATATTAAAAATATCAGTAACATTATTAAGTGCTGTGTAGAATTCTTCGTAATTATTTGAGTTAACATCTATTTTAATTTTTTTGGTTTCAACATCACGATAGAAGTTCTTAACTCTACGGTTTTCCTTGTTGTATGACCATTCAAAGCTAAAGAAATCCGTCTCTTCAATTCTATAAGGGGAATTGAGTAAATCTATTTTAGTGTTCTCACTATTAATATAATAAACTTTCATACAACTCTCCTTTCATCAAATCACTCTTCCTAGTTCACGCTGATTCAGCTTTATTGCTAGACCGCTATTTTTCATAGCTTTTGCATTTGCATCAGCCATACGATCATAATCTATTTCTAATGATTCGCTTACATTAGTCTCAAAAGCAGTTTGACGTGCATTATCAACGTCGGTTTCTAATTTAACACCTGCTGATACATCGTCAAGATTAAAATTCATGATACCACTTAATTCATCTACAATACCAATTGCCTCACTTTTCATTGACTTTAACGATTTAGGCATTGCTAATTCAAACCCAACTGCAATACCGGGTGGAAGGAATTTCCCTATTACATCCCGCATAACTCGTGAAGGTGATTTTATGCCAAAAAAGCCTTTAATTCCGTCAACGATTCCGTCACAAAAACTACCAATTTTATCAAGTATCCAGTCTTTAACGTTTTTAATTCCTTCCCACAAACCTTTAACTAAATTACTACCAATTTCAGCCATTTTCCCCGGTATTTCTTTTACTTTATCTACAATTCCAGTTACTAATTTTTGAGCTGCTTCTTTACCTTTAGAAGCTAAATTAACACCCCATTCTACTACTTTTGAAACTGAACTTGTAAGCCAGTTCCATATTCGGCTTGGTAATTGACTAAACCAAGTTACAATACCTTCAATTGTTTGTGATACCCACGCTACTGAGGTATTAAACATATTAGTACCCCATTGGATAATATTTGTAATTACAAGTTGCAACCACTCCCATATCCGACTTGGTAATTGACTAAACCATGTAATAATACCGTTAATAAAATTGGGAATATCAACAGTAACAAAGGATATTAAATTGGCACCCCACTGCAGAAACATACCAATTATATAGCCTATCATATATCCAATGAAATATGGTATCTGCTGAAAAAATTCAATAGCACTTTCGATCCATGATGGTATTGTTTCTGTAAAAAAATCAACAATGCCAGTCCACATATTAGAAAAGAATTCAACAACTTGTTCAGAAAACTCACTTACATATGATATAAAATTGTTAAATGCTTCAGGAACAGTTTCGGTAAAAAATGAAGCAATTGAATCAATTACATTTCCAACCGTTGTTTTAATACTTTCCCATATTCCGATCCAAAAATTTCTAAAATCTTCAGACGTATTCCATAAATAAATAAAACCAGCTACTAATGCTGCAATTGCTGCAACAATAAGTCCAATTGGACTTAACCCTAGTGCTGCAAAAAAACCTTCCGAAGCAATTTTGGCTTTTAATGTTGCTGCTGCAACCGCTAATGTAGCAATTTTATATCCACCAAATGCTACTGCAAGAATTGTAATAATACCAGCCAATCCGCTAAAGTGATCGATAGCAAAAGTTGCTATGTTAATAAATGTTTCCCCTAACGGTGCCAATTGGTCCTTTAACTGACGAATTTTACCTTCAAGTTCCTGCATAGGAGTAGTTGTATCATTAGCAAACTGCTGTCCTTTTCCTGATACATCATCGAATGTATCTCCTACACTGCTTAAGGCTTTTGCAAATGTTAGATTCGCATCTTCTCCCATAGTACCAAATGCAGTAGCGGACATTGTAAGTGCTTGTTGCTGATTATCACATTTTGTAATATCACTAACAATACTGTCTATTACTTGCTTTTGAGTAGCACCACCATTTTGCCACTCTTTAAATGTTTTTTGTGTTTCCTTATTGAAAGAACCAATAGCATCTCCTATTGTTCCATCTGCTAACCTAGTGGTTACCTCATTAATTGCATCATTTACTTTATCTAAGTTATACGCTCCGCTATCAGCACCATTTTTTAGTAATTGAAAGTAGTCTTTAGCACTGTATCCAGCTTGGCTAAACTTTCCAGAGTACTCGGAAATATTATCTCCAAGCTCATCGGTCCAGTCCAAGCCTTCTTGTGTACCGGCTATAATGTAATCCATTGCTTCTTGAGCACTAAGACCAAAGTTTTTCATCAACCCCTTAGCACCCCGAAGTGTTTCATTCATATCCACTCCAAAAGTATCTTCAAGGATTATCGCTTGCTGTGTAATTGCATTTAGTGTTCCATCATCAAGATTACCAAGATTACGCTTAATCTTAATAACTGCATCAGCAACACGGTCCATTGACTCTCCGACACCGGCTTCATAAACGTCTTTAATAACTTGGCCACTTGCCTTTGCTTCAGCCTCAGTCTCACCTAACGCACCTCTAACACGAGATAATGCATTTTCTAAATCAGTATAACTTTGTACCCCTATTTCAACACCTTGTTTTACAGCTGCACCTATTGCTAAAGCTCCTGCTATATTAGAAGCAAAAGAAGTAACCTTTCCTTCCATTTCACTAAGTTTTTGTTCAAATTCATTAGTGTTTGGTTCGGGAATATCAATAGGCTTTTTTACAAGATTTTTAATTTTTTCAAAAACATCACTGACTTTATCCTTTAAAGTTGCTTTACCATTAACTTGAGTATTTTTTTCAGCAGTTCTTGCTTCACTAGTAATTTTATCAACGTCAGCCATAAATTTTGATGTATCAATCTTAGCCTCACCATTGATTTTAGAATTACTTTCTGCTTCATTAGCAAAAGATTTTACATCGCTGGAAGCTTCATCAAGTTTCTTTTCTAATTTAGATGTATCTGCATCTACATCTGGTTTAATTTCTTCTTGTGATACGTTTTTAGCAAATTTATCTATCTTTTTTTCAGTCTTATCGATTTTTTTATCAACTTCTTTATCATTGATTTCTAAATCAATTACGACTTTTCCATCTGCCACAATATCACCTACCTATACATTTATTTTTTTATTCCTAACTGTTTGAATAACTCCGCTTCAATTTCCTCCTGAGTTCTGACAAACGGATCTTTTTGCTGATCAATTGCATAATGATTTTGCAGTTCTTTCATTCTAGCCCGTTCATTTTTATCTTTGATTTTTGACAAATCTGTTACTCTATACCCAACAACCTGAACAAACTTAGTTGTATCGGTAAGACCATCAAGCATTGCTTTAAATTCCCACCAGTGCATATTGCAAGTAAAAAGATTTATTTTATACTGCTGTCTAAAGGCTGCATAAATAAGGTCCATATCATAATCAAAAAGAAACCCGATTTTATCACTAGGTTTCTTTTTAGACTTTACTTTTTTATTACAGTTGTAGAATTCAAGTAATGCTTGAATAGTTTCTTCTATATTAAGATTTAAATCACACCAGTATGGGGAAATTACAGTATCAAACAGCATCGAAATTTTATAGTTTGCATCAATATGAGGATCATTTAAAACACAAGAAAATTTGATCCATGATCTAAAGTCAGTTTTTATTGCAATCTTTTTTTGATTTATTGTTATATTTTTTTGAAGGTCTTTTTTGTCTAGAATTAACATAGTTCTTCATCCCATACTTTTTATTTGCATATTCCATCTGCTTATTGATGTTACTCATTTCTTTAGAAATTTCTGTTAGATTATTTAATTCCTCTTTAAGTTTATTTTGTTTAACTTGTTGTTTTTCGGTAGTAGCTGCTTTCTCAAAATGCTCTTGCAATTCCTCTGCAAGAGCAACAATTACATAATATGGTTTCATATCATCAATTTTAAAAAGTTGTTTATATGCTCCCTCGCCTAACAAAATATCTATACATTCTTTACAATCATCAATAAATTCATCAGTAATATTTCTATTACCCCTATATTTTTTTAACATATAATCAATAGCCTGATGATTTGAAATATCATCAGCATTAACCGTAAAAACATTTTCATAAATCTCTACATCAAACGTGTTTTCTTGTAATTCAATTTTCAACATATTCAACAAACCCTTTCATAATTTTTATTTACCAGTTGATACAGATGATGCTTTGGATAAAGCTGAAGTAAATTTACCCGTTGTATAATCATAGTCACCTTCAGTAAACTCTCCTGATGTAATATTGTATTGCCCGTGTTTTGTTTCACCTTTTTGAGCAAAAGTTCCTTCCAAGGCGATTTTACCCCCACCTTCTCCAGAACCAGGATTAGATGGCTGAATTTCATAAATTCTTGAATGTGCGCTAAAATTACCGCTCGATCCTTCTACCGGCGCCCAAGTTTCAACTTCATATTCAGTAAACTGAGCTCCGATAATTTCTTTTTTTCCTACTTCATAAACATGGCGAACAAATTCATTATTAGGAATAAGTTCACCGACATAACTAACACTTGGGTTATATGCCATCATATTTTTATGAGCTGTCTTTTCATTAATATATTGTCCATCATCAGTACTTGGCTCAGATGCCTGTGTCCAGTCAGTTATACCAGTACCTGCTAATACCGGTTTTGAAACACCTTCCCATTCAACATAATGTAAATTTTCATGACGATTTACTACTTTATCTTTTAAAACAATTGTCATTATTCAAATGCTCCTTTCTTGTAATAAGTAAGCTGATACATTGCTGTAAAGACTGTCATTCCATTTTCTAATGTTGTTGATCCTGGATTAACAACCATTTCAAGTCTTTGTGGCACAATGTCATCAGGAAAAGAAATACTTATAAAATTATTATGCATTTCTTCTTCGAATTTTTTTGCGAGTATATCTAAAGGCTCAGTAATTCTAAGTAGAGCATCTTCAGTTCTCGCACTTGATAAATAATTAATATAAAAAGGCAATACCGCAGTATAGCCTCCGATTATATTTTCATTCAGCTTTTCAGCACGATTAGAAACTCTTTGTACCATAATTTGATCGCTCTTGCTGCTCGTCATAAATTCAAGCTTCCACATGCTTTTTTTAATATTAGGAATTTCCAATTTTTTCATAAAGCCATAAATACATTCAAAAACGCGATTGTATTCCTCAAATGTTAATTTATTTCTTTTTATTTCCATAAGTTTCACCTACTAATTTTATCCAGTTCTTAATATTCACTGCCTTAGATGCTTCAAGCCACTCATGAGTTGCTTTCGGATGTTGTGATTTATTAAAATTCATTTCAGAACCCTTATAAATCTTACCAGCATAATCAGTATCATAAACAACACTATACATATCATGGTTAAGACCGGGAGTATCCTTTAAATGTGTATGATTTAAATTTGACATCGGAACATATGGATCTGTATCTCTTATCACCGCATTTTTTAAAGTACGATAACTTTCTTCACGTTCTTTTCTTAAGCCTTTTTTTATAGCGTTGAAATCAACATCAATAGTAATTTTCATGATGCATATACCTCAATAAACTGCACCTCTTTACTATTGAGCGTACGAGAAAATGAAAATTTATTAATTGAATATACATTCATAGTTTCCCTTAATGTGTCAAAATCACTTTCTGTTACATTTCCAATAACAAAATAATCTTCATTACTGATTGTGAAGGTATTTTTTTCTCTTTTAAAATAAATTTCATCAACATATTTCATACCGCCACAATCACTTAAATCTATCGTTAATAAAACGTTATCAGCATCACTAATACCCTTATTGCTCTGCTTGATTCCATAACTCTCATCAAACGCAACGTACTTCAATTCAACGGTAATAAATGATTCATCATCTATTTTGTGGATAAGTGTTGCTGTAAACGGTCTTAATATTCTAGGAGAGCTAATCATACCGCTTAGCTCTCCTACACATCAAACCATTGCTGTGTAATCCGCATCTAATGATGTTGATTGCTAACGGAGAAAAGGGAATCCCATTAAATTTTATTCCCCTATCAGCATTATAATTGTAGGTAAATCCATCTTTGCTAACACTTGTTAAATCAAGTTCACTAGAACCGCTAAGCACTTTAATACCACCATTAAAAGCTAAATAATCAATTTGATAACAAACTGCCTTTTTGATATCTTTTATACAATAATATTCAATGTCCGGTTTCAAAGCCCATGGTGCAATAAATTGTTCTGCATACTGTTTAGCCATATCTACCGCTACACTTACAAGTTCTTCAAACTCGACTTGACATAATTTGCCCTTGAACACACTTGAATAATATTTATATGTAACTTCCATTGTTATTTAGATGCTGATTTTGAATTTTTGCTAGTTGACTGATTTTTTTCAAATTCAGCAATTTTAGCATTTAATGTTTCAATCTCAGCCTCTTTATCAGCAACTGAACTTTCAAGGGTCTTTACTTTATTCAATGCCTCTTGCAGCGTACTATCTTTAGTTTTAACTTCTTTTTTTAAAGCTGCATATTCACGCTTATAGTCAGTTAAGGTAATTGGATCCCCTTTAGTAAGTACATTACCGCATTTATCAATATAATCATATCCTTGAGCAACATAGTCTTCTACCTTATGCTCCTCAATTGTTAATTGTCTATTTCCTTTTAATACAATAGCCATAACTATTCCTCCACAACGAATTGAATTCCATCAATTTTTTTCTTTAATACAAATACATCTTCATGAGATTCTTCGTAATATACATACTTTCCTTCACTGCCAGCACTAGGTTCATCCAATTTAACAAATTCATAATTGATTGGTGTGATTACAGCTAACGGATGAACAAGGAACATTTTAATTTGTTTTGCACTACTTCCAGGCTTAGCCCCTTCAGTAAAATCATAAACAGTTTTCATTATACTGCTTGGTACTTCAGTAATTGTAACTCGATCTAAGTTTGCAATAGTACGGTTTAAAGCACTTGCTGAGTTACCAATAACAATTTGACGCGCCAATTCCTTAGCTTGCTTTAACATTGTATTATATACTGGCGTGATATATAAAATACGTCCTTCTACTGGAACCCTAGACTCAGCCATTTCTTCCATCATTTTATCAAAAATGGTTAAGATATTATCAACAGTGATTTCATCAGTTAATGCACTTTTACCATTTTCAGTATAATCAGAATAAATTTTAGAAACACAATAACAATCCATTTCTGGAAACTTATTCTCTTCATTAAAAGTACGAGTAATATTTCCAATTGAAGCTACTAAATTTGTTTGATCAATATCTTTTGGATGTACTAACGTTGACCATTTTCTTTCATTGCTTAATGTTAATGCATTCCATTTATTGTTATAGTTTCGTTTTGCAGTTGCAATAGTATCCCTATTTGCATCAACACGCCCTGTTGTTTCTAATGTAGGAATCTCAATTGTACGAGCATTAACCCATCTATATCGCCCGTTGTTTGGTGTTGAAAACAACGCCCCAAAATATAATGTATATGGCCACCCTTGTTCTAACGCTTGTTGGTAGCTTTCTGCATAGTTTAATTGATCCATTTTATTTCCTCCTAAATAATTTTTATTTACTAATTTTCTTTTGGTTTTGCTCTAACCCCATTAAAGCTAAAGCCAAACCCAGAAGCTTGATCCTTCTTATCATTGTTAATTTGTGTGTTTGAACTTCTGGAAAAAGTAGGTAAAGAAACGTTACTAGTTTCCTCTTTAACAAAGGCTCCTGAATCGCTTTCTTGTAACGTTTTTATATACTCATCTGCTCCAATAAACTTACCTTCTTTTAATTCAAAGTTTTGTTCATTGAATTGAGCCATAATTCCACGCTTAGCACTTTCACTAGTAAATTTCATACCTGAAAAATAACTATCCATTGCATGACTTCTTTCTTGTGCAATTAATTTCTCATTTAAGTTTTTAGTGTCAGTTTCATATTTTTGTTTCCATTCATCAGCTGACTTTTGAATTTTTTCGATATCCATATCCTTATCTTTATAAGAAGCAATAGTTTTATTAGCCTCATCTAAAGAAGATTTTGTAGATTCATATTGAGTTTTATATTTTTCACTTTCCTTTGAATACTTTTCTACATCTTTACGATATTTCTCAATATCTCTACCATTTTCGTCCATAATTTTATTTACTTGTTCTTCAGTTAACCCTAAATTTGTTAAAAATTCTCTTTTCATACCTTTATTTCCTTTCGTCACTACGCTTTTTGTACGTTGGTTGCATCAACTTGTGGGGTCGCAGATTTACGAGTTGCCCGCCTCAAAATTTGCTTTCAGACATAAAAAAAGCAATCAGTAACGATTGCCATATTTACGCTTGTTTTTCATAAGTGTTTTTGTTTTTGAATTTGATTTAATAATTTTAGATGCATATGTCTCGCATGGACATTCAGTTCCGCATATCATACATCTATAATAATCTTTTCTAATATGTAAACCACGGTTCATATCATCATAATGAATCGTCTTATAGTGATATGGTACATGCCAGTGATTTTTTAAACCTTGCCCAATTTAACCACTCCTTTACAATAAGTTACATAATAAAAGGACTATTCCTAGTCCTGCATAAATATCTTATTTTTGTACAACTATATATTCTATTTTAAAGCAATCCCTTCGATTTCTGCTCTAATTTTTAAACAACGAATATAGTTACCCATATATTTCTTTTGCTCTTTCAATAATTCTAATGAACATTTTGGCGTAAATGTCAATGTACCAGCTTCATATTTGACTGTAATCGCGTCCAATTTATCATATCTGATTTTAGTTTGTTGATATTCAGCTATAAACCTTTCTTTATAATCTTTGCTATTCATCATTTCAATTGTATCTTTTAATTCCATATTATCCTCCTAATTTAATGCATCTATTTTCCCATTTTTTATAGGCATCAAAATAGAGCTCATTCTTATCACCGTTATATGTGCATTCATAATACATACCATCAAAAATATTTGTACTTAGCAATGCTTTGTTGTTTTGAAGTGTTTTGCATGACCACACAACAAATACATCATCTTTTGTGATTTGCTTTTTATCTGTTTTATCAAGATGCTCATTAGTATATTTAACTACCTCATCTATACACAGTTTAATAAATTTTTTACTATCCATTTTTATTCCTTTCTATTTTCAGTAAAATAAAAACCGACTTTTTGTCGGCCTAAATTGTTATTTACTATGACTCTCTTTTAAGATTTCAAATATAGATTTACCATCTTTTCTTGATGATTTTTTATTTTCTTCAAACTCATCATCACTTTCACGCAAAGCTTCATTCAACTCTTTTTTATTCCATGCCCCAACAGGATCTTCAATTGGTTTCCTATCTGCAAAAAGATTTTTTTCAAGTTCTTCCATAGATTCTTCTAACTCTTCCATAGACATCTTTTCAATCATAGGGTCAAATTCTTCACCATTATTCTCAGTCCACTCATACTTACTTGTTTTCTTATACTCTTTTTCTTCCATTTTTTCTTCTAGCTCTTTAGTCATTGTATCTTCGAGATTACCTATAATTTCAATTGTTATTTTTTAATCATTTTCCTTTTGTGACTTCATTGGACAATCCGTCCTTCTCATTTCCAAAAAGTTTTTTTCTTAATTCTTCCATTTTTTCTTCTAGCTCTTCAGGAGTTAAATCGTCATATTGATGTGCTGTATCATCTCCATCATATTCAGTCCATTCATAGTCTCCGTTTCTAATTTTTTCAGCAATCTCTTCCTCTGTAACAGGAACAACTGTTACCTGAATTCCTTCAACATCATTTTTTTTCAATTCTTTTTCTTCCATAATTCCATCCTGCTTCCTCTGAGATTCGTTTTAAAGTTAAATGTCTAATATCATTTTCACTTGCATCAGGATATTGACTTGCTATCCAATTACGTTTTGCATTAAAATAACTTCTTAATTCCTGACGTGCTTCTTCAGTTGATAAGTCAATTCTAGCATCTTTTGGAATTGAAAAAAAGTAAGTTTCACCATCGCTGTTGACAACTAACATTTCACCAATTGCTTTGTTGTTATTACAACTAATAATATCTCCAACAGAGGGAGGGGATTTTTTAGGGTGATTGTGTACCATTGTAAGACTATTTTCATCTGCCTCAGAAATAATCTTATACATTTCTTTACTAGGATTCACATGTGACTTGTTGCTGGAAGTTGATAAATTTCCAATTTGTTGTCCTGTTTTTTTATTTGAAATAGCCATATATTCATATCCATCTTTTAAAGAAAGACTATCTATTTTTGCAAATGTTTCAATAATTTTTTCTTCTTTTTCTTTTGAATAATCAAAGATTTTAGGAGCACCATCATATTTAATGTTATTAGCTTTTTTAATTAATTTTTCATTTGAATTTTCTCCAAAAAGAGGACGTTTAATGACTTTCTCTCTTGGATAAGCCTTTTTAAGAATATTATTAATTCCATGTTCTTTCTTGAATTGGATATTGCTTTCTTTAATGAATTGAGAACGTTTATTCTGCCAATATTTAATTTTTTTAGACTCTTTTGTGCTATCAACACCGCATTCATCTAAAACATTTTTTCTTTTTTTCCATTTACGAATTTGACGTTCATAATAGCGCTGCTTCTGCTCAAGCTCATACTGCTCATTATTACGATTCAATTCAAATTCTTCATCATTAACTAAATTATTCTCATACTCATAATTAGTTACTTCGTAAAATGAATGTCGACAATTTGCACCGCCTAATCCATCAACTTTACCATAGCCTGTAGAACTCTTAAATTTTTTTAATCCCTTTACCGGTTTATCTAAATAAAAAAACTGACCTTGCCATCTAGCATGATCAGGACGGGCGCCACCGTGTGATGATGTTTTAACAATATTTATTCCAAACTTTTCACAATTAGCTATTTTAATTTTTAATGATGTCTGGTTTACCCCACTAGTAACAGCCCTTCGGACTGCAGCATCCATTGAAGTATTGTTTTTTGTATAACCTATAACCTCAATGCCATTTTGTACTAATTTTTTAATTGAACTTTCTATTGCATTTTCAGCATCTTGACCGGCAATAATTTTTGAATATGCATCATCACATGCTTTTATAAACTGTTTGTTAGCACATTTATTCGAGATATTGCATAAATTCTTTAATTCATTTTGTGTACTTTTAATTCCTTTATTTAAATCTTTTTTTCCATTTATTAATATATTTTTCTTTTTTAACTTATCATCAGTCTTTTTTAAACGGTTGTAGACATTTTCAATTGTTAACGTCACTCCGTTTACTACCGCATTTTTTACCATGTCTAGAGACGTTTTTTTAGTTTTACCAAATTCAGTACCACTATACTTATTAAACTCTGCTATAGCCTTGTTTTTCCATTTTGGATAATCATTTCCAATATTCTCGATATTTGATAAATTACGAAGTCTTAACCCCATCCAAACAAGAAGCACGGTTTCCAGTGTGCTAAATTCATTAGACACTTCATCGCCAGATTCTTCCAAATACTTATCAGTAAGCATTTATCATTTATTCCTCGTCATCATATTCAAGACCATTGCTAGATGATTCAGCTACTTCAGCTTTAGCTTGTTGCTCGGTTAATCCTTGCCACTTCATTTTATACTTCCATTCTGGCATAAGCCCAATATTAACTTCTTGAAGATCAATATTTCTTTGCTTCTCACTGTCAACAAGCACACTGTCTCCCCAGTCATTATTTAAGGATATATTCATTGAATTTGCTTTTCCTAATCCTACTGCATAAATATTCATAATATAAGCGATATGTTCAAATACATTATCAAGCTCATTTTGAATTGCGGTTACTGTATTGTATTTACGTTGTTTTGAACTTTTGATTTCCTCTGCTGTTTTTTCTATAGCTTGTGGATCAGATAAATCTCCATAACTTAAACCGCAGTTGAATTCTATACGCTTTAAAATATTGTTAAACCCTCTTGCGTAGCTTTCATCACGTAAAGTTGGTGCGAATACATCTATAAATTTATTGCTCCCGCCATTACCAACATTACTGGAAGTATCATAATCATAAGTACGATACAAGCGGTCCTTCCCATTTGGTAGTACCGGTTTATTTGTACCTCTTTCAATATCAAACAAGTCCGCAGAGGCATCAATAGCTAATTCTCCGCCTTGATACTCCCATAAATAACGTGAATACTGCTTTTCTGCTTCTTTTATCAAGTCAATTGCATTTTCATAACAGGGAGTACCCAAAGGTGAAGTAAAGTCAACCGTATTTATTCCTGGTGCTTTAAAATATGCAAACAGAGGTCTATCAACATTCCCAATTTCATAATGCGGTTCTAAATCCATCCATTCAGAAACACTATGTAAGTCAATTTGATTTCCAAGATCACTATACTGGTTGAAGTTTACCTCATGATTATCAGCTTTTCTTACAAAAGCATAATTATCAAAAGTATGTAGACCATTTTCATATTTTTGATATTCCAGTCTGGAGTATATGAATTTTCCTTTTGAAATCTGTTCTAGAAAAACTGCTGCGGTAATTTCTTTACGATTATTAAACTCTACAGGAAAAAACATGTCAGCACGTATATAATCAACTATAATTTGATTGTTGCTTATGTATGGCTTTAATGCAATTCCACCCTCACCAAGTCCCCACTGAAGCCAATCGTTAATATCTTTTATTAAATACTGATACTGTTTATCAATGAAATCATTACCTGAAATCGAAGAAACAAGTTCATTAGTTGAGGTATCTGTAAGTTCTTTACAAACAGCATTTGCAATATTCAAAGAAAATACTCCCTCTTTTTTATTGATCCACGGTGCTTCACCGCTCAATATCTTTTCCCACAATTCAATAGAATTACTCATAGTACTCGATACTGCTATTTCAATATTTAAATATTTTTCAATATCTTTAGTCGGAAACATTACACTTTTAATCCTTTCTATAACATTTTTTATTGCGTTAAACACTGTATTTACTCACCACCATCGTCCTATTTTTCATTTCCAATATCAGGAGGTAGAAAACGTCTTATATATTTCCACAATCCCATGATGTAGTATCGCATTGCATCCATAGTATGATCCTTTTCTTTTAACGGTTTTTCTTGTCCCTTTTCGATACTTTTTTCATCGTAAGAATAATTAACAATTTCATCGATAAGCTTTTCTTGCTTATAGCTAAAAATAATCTTATTAAATGCCATAACCTTTTGAACCCGCCCAATACCTAATTCAACCGCATTAGGCGCATTTTTAAGTTTAATAAATGGACATATACGTTTGATTTCTTCAGCCAATCCTCTAGCTGAAGGATCAATAAAGACATTAGTAGGATACTGACCATATTCTCTATTAATCATTTCACACATTTTTTTAAAAGCCTTCGCATAATCACTTGGCGTCATTTGCTTACCACTTTCTCGTCCTGAATGATAAAACTCTTCTAATCCATAAACTTTTTCACTAGTACGATCCAAACCAAAAAATTCGAAAACTGTTGCATTTAATTGACCATAGTCTACTGCTGCATCTATTCGATCGATCTTATTTTTTTCATTATCTGTCAAATCGCGATTAAGAATATGTGATTCCTTATCAAACATATAATATATAATTTCATCAAGCCCGATTGAAATTCCTAGCCAAATCCATTTATACATTCGTTCATCAGATTTTAGCATTTCCATAGCTGATTGGATTAGCTTCTTCCCTAACCATTCTTCTGGAACATCTCGATAATCTGTATGTATATGAATACAATCATCGCGCAGCTCCATTTTCTTTACCCATTCAAGGATTGGAGCATTAGGGTTTTTAGGCGGGTTAAAGTAATACTCCATACAAAATTCTTTATCATTACCACGAACAAAAGTTGCTTCAATATTTGCTATTTCATCTTCTCCATGTCCACGTTCAAAAAACTCTGTAAGTTCATCTAAAATAACTAATTTAATTGGTTTGTCTTCATCAATAATACCTTTAGTATCATCGATACTATCATTACCAGTAAAATAAATTGTGTTACCATTTTTCTTATAAGTTATTTGCATTGGACTTTTAGTTATTTTAAAATTTTTTTTGCTAATACCAAGTCTCTTAATAGCTCTTAAAAACTCTTTATATACTGTTTTATAAAGTTTGTTATGGAACTTACGCATTACAACAACTGAACAATTATCATCACTGATAATTTTATAAATACCATGGATACCTCCATAACTCGATTTTGTGCCTGCGCGTCCACTAGAATAAATCTTATGCGTGGTTACTGTATCATTGAAAGTCTCATAAAACTTAGGGATAATCAAATTAGAAATTTTTACTTGCCTTTTTTTTGACCTAGATGTCATTGATAATTTCTACTCCATCATCGTTTTCATCAAATGAGTTTTTTAATTTTCTATTTATTTCTAATTGCTCCTGCATGATCTTTAAACGTTCTTTTTCTAATTTGAGTTTTTGTCGCTCTAACTCTGTTGTTGCAGTAGCGCCGGTAATTTCTTTAATAAAGTGCATTGCCTTAACATCACCGCTAACTGCTTTCTGAAAAGCAACAGTAAGCATCAACATTTGATTATCAGCGTCTTCTATATCTACCCCTAGCTGGTTTAATTTCGACATGTTTTCCGGTAAAACTGGCAAAGATAAAAGCAGGTCCATTGCCTGCTTCATTTTTTTCTTTCTTCTACGTGTTTTTACGCTTGCTTTTCCTCCTCTTGAACCAGCTTCTCTAGCCGTTTCTTTTGTAAAAGGGACTAGGTTTTTTTTGCTTGTTTCATTCATATCTCATAATAAATTAGCAAGCGGTGATACAATATAATAACCATATTATCTTAAGCCTCATTTACATATTTTAATAGTTTGTTACATAGAGGAATTCCTATCAAAAACAGTACCATACCGCTTATACCAACACTTAAAAAAGAATATAAAAAGGGAACATTTAAAACATATAATAGTTCTAGCCCTACAAAAGTTCCGCTTAATAAAGCATAAATAATACTGTTTAAGTAAATATTCTTTACAACTTTAGCAAATACATAAAACTGTAATATTTGAATGCAAGCACCTGTTATAATATCAATTATTCCTAATGAACTTGACAAGTTAGCAACTATCACGCCAAGAACAAGACCTTTGGCCAATCTTTTATCTAATATGCCAAAAGGAAGCAGCAAGGTAGCTACTCTAAATTGAAGCGGTCCAAAGCTGACTGCGTTTAATGTATAACATAAAGTTACATATGCTGCACATATAATACTATTTAAAGCTATTCCTCTTATTTTTTTATTTTTCATAAAGTCCTCCTTTTATTTTTTGGAAAGTACACCATATTTCCATATTGTGATCATCTATTATTTTTAAATCTTTAATTCTTTTGCCACTTCTTTTTAGTTTTTTTGAATATATACATCCATTTTTTAAATAATACGAAGTACCAAATCTACTCCCACTACAAACCGAACTACTATCAACAGTATCGAATTTAACAGTTGGATTATTTAGATTTTTTAACCTTGTATATCCCAAACCGTGAATTTTAGCTCCACAACTATGCGCTATGCTAATCATTTGGTTTAAAATCTTCTCATTTTTAACCCATTTACATTCTTGAGTTAATCCACTAGCACCAATTGCAACATAGTTATAGTCTTTACACATCTCTCTCCACCTTTTTAAACCTAAACATTTATGAAAAACTGGTATGCTTTTTTTATTTGTTCTTGCTTCTAAATAAGCTGTCATTTTATATGTTTCTTCAATCCCGATAATTGTATAAAGATCCAGCTCAAAGAAATATTTGATATCATATTTATTAATAAAATCAATATAACTGTCTAAATATGATTTCATATCTTCGTTTTTATTGGAATTCATAAAAGTAAATGCTCCACTGTCCAACAAAAACATTTTGCAATCTTCACTTAGATAGTATTTCATTAATTCTTCTTTTCTAGAAAAATTTCTTAAATACCAATAGGACTGTAAAACAAAAGCCGGTTTAGAATTATTGATAACTTCAGGACTTGAAAACAAGTAACCAGAACCTGCTAAGAAAATTTTCATGCTATATCAACATTTTCATATCCAAGCGACATTAATTTGTCCTTGCACTCATTTGCTTCATCTTCTGTGGTAAATGTTAATTTTACAATGAATTTTTTTGTTTTAGTATCCTGGGTTAAATATTCCATTTGTTTTTCAAGCTCATCATCTAATATATCCACATTAAGGAAACCAAAATCGCTCATATTAATACATGCAATATTATCAAGTTCTATATCCAGTAACTCAAAATCCCATGTAGCGAATTCACTAACTTTATTATCAGCCAGCCTAAACGCTTTTATCTGTTCCTCGGTTAAATCATCAGCCACAATGCAGGGAACTTCGGCAAGTTTTAATTTTACAGCTGCTTTTAGTCGTGTATGGCCAGCAACAATCACATTATTTTTATCTATAATGATCGGAACTTTAAATCCAAACTGTTTTATCGATTCTGCAACCGGACCGACTGCATCATCATTGTTTCTAGGATTGTTTTTATACGCTTTAATTTCGCTTGTTTTAAACATTTTAATACTAATACTAATAAATATCCCTCCTCGGTTAAATCACGCTTAAAACGAAAATAAAAAAGCACCTCAAAGGTGCTGAATTATTTAATTGGCGTCGATAGTAAGATTCGAACTTACGCATGGATCTTCCATCTAACTGTTTAGCAAACAGCCCTCTTAAGCCACTTGAGTATATCGACATTGGGAAAGGTGGTTTATAGGATTGTTTCATTTAAACCACGATATCATAATAACACCTTGTAGTACTAGAATTCTACCTTAAAAGTACATTAGTTTTACATTTAAACCACCTTAAAAGTACTGTGAAAGTACCTTAATTTTACTTTTCTTTTTTTCTTTTATTATTTTCTTTTCTAACATAATTATTAAACTGCTTATTAAGATCATCTAAATTTGGAATGTTTTCTAAATCTAAATACTTCGATAATTCTAAGCATATTTTAGGTATTTCGATGATATATGAAGACTCACTAATATAACGTTCATGTAACCGTTCAATCATATCTCCATAGCCTTTTGAATTGATATATATATTAACAATTGTTCTTTGACCGCTTTTGAGCAAATAAAGAACCGGAGTGAATCTATCCAGTTCCTCGTTAAACAGCTCCAGGCGCTTATTTATTAATTCTCTGCGCATCATCATGCTGGTTATTTGTTCATCTTTTGGTTTTGAGTACCCTCCTGGCATTTCCTTGCTGAATTTAACCGACTGCGGAGTCGGAATGTCCTCGCACTCAATTTCCAGTGAAAATTTTTCTTGATTAAGTGTTCTTATTGCTTTTAGATATGTTTTCACTTTTTCTATAGTTTCTTTTTCTTCAATGCTGTACTTAGCCATTCCTTATCCTCCCCAAATCGTTTTTTATTATTATTTTTTATTAACGTATTCATCAAAATTCATATGATTTTTTATCAGTTTTCTATTTCTAGATTAGCACATTGCACTGGAAGGAAACGGTTTTCTTCAAACGGACTATCTGATATAGTACCATCAATATATTTTCTATGAATTGCATTTTTAGAAATTAATCTGATTTGGCAAATAAGTTTTTCAATATCATCCCACACCCACATATTAGGTTTTAAATCTTCAAACTTGTATGGTTTGTTTAAATAGATATTTTGCAATTCCTTTTCGCTTTTAACTCCAAAATGTTCACACAAATTTCTCATTGTCATTTTCATACAGTGCGTTTCATACCTATAATCATGAACATCATCAAGAATTTTTGAGTATTTTTCTTTAAGTTCAAAATGATCATCAATTAGCATATTATATAATCCAATATTTTCAATTTCTCGTTCAGTTACATCATCATCTAAAAAATCAAATAGAGAGAAAAATCGTTGTGAAAGTTCAAAATATCTTTCCTTATATTCTTCCTTACTAAGCATCTTCTTTCACTCCCATTAATTTATCTTGTATAATTTATCTTGTATAATTTCTAGTTTTTTTATAGCAATATCTATATGACCCATTGCCAAAACATCCAATAAATCAATTACTGTTTGAATATCATCAACTTCTTCTTTTATTACGTCTAAAACCTCAAAATGTTCATCGATTAATTGGTTTAAGACGTTCCAATCCTTTTTAATAATTCCTGTATCTACTGCATTTTCTAATGCTATTTCACATTCTTCTTTACTCAACATTTTCTTTCAACCACTCTTTCCATTCCTTAAAGTTCATACCTACTTGCCCCATGCCTCTTACATAAGATAAGTTTTCTAATTCTTCACACGCTTTATCTAGCGCTTTTTCTAAATCTTCGCAATGATTAATCAATTGAACTAACTCAAACACATTATCATCGTTTAAGGGGTTAAGGATATGATAAGATAAATTCTGCAAAGCAGATACCGCACGTTCTCTGTTAAATGTATATTTATTTAGGACAACAGCGTGTTCAATATGTTTTGATACTATACCTCTAAGAAAAGGTAATCTGTACGATGCATATTTAACATAATTATTTATTTCATCAAGCCTTACGCAATCGAAGTATTCACCTTTTAGAGAGTACACAAACACCTCGTACATTCCACGTTTTTGGCACTCCTTACAAGTACACAAACTTAATTCTACAATTTTGTAATCTGTAGTGATTCCATATAATTTATTTTTCATCAAATCCACCTCTTTCCACATTTTTTGCACTCATAAACAAACTTGTCTATTTCCATATCTAAAAAAATAGAACACATTTCTTCACCACAATTGGGGCACTTTAATTTAAAGAATTCTTTTATTTTCTTAAACATCAAATCCACCCCGATTCCTTACATTGTTGGTTAATTGCTTTAAGCATATCCATATACATTATTGTGCTACCTTGTGGTTGATTGTCATTATATTCTTCGTATTCTTCTATAATAATTCGTTTAAATATCATATCGAAAGTAAGTATTGTAATATATCCCCCATCATCTCTTTTATAGGATAAACATAGTGCGTTTTTAATTAGTTCAAATCTTGCTTCCTCGAACATTTCTTTAGCGGTCATCAATATCACTCCAATCTAAAACTTGTCGACACTCTAAGCAACATTTGTTTTTTATTTGATAGTCATAATCAAAATTATAAGGCAGAGGCACTCCGCAATTAGGATAATTATAAAAAAACTTCTTCTTTATCCCATTTTTCCTCTGGCTCACAATGAATTCAGGTACCGCTTTATCAACTAATTCTTGCAAAGTATCAAAATCTTCACTATATAAATTTTTATATGCTTCATAACCAATTTGTCTAACAAGTGTATTAACTATATTAGATTTTGCTTCCTGATATTTTGAATCACTCATACTTCCACCTCATTATTTTATATTTCCAACTCTTAACGGGTTATAAAATTGGTTTGCAATTTCCTTTTTAACATCTTCAAGATCAATAGTTACTTTTACATTTTCACTAATATAAATATCTCTTAAATCTCTTTTTCTAATCATTGGTGCAACACAATCTGCTTTCATATCCATAGCATAATCCGCATGATGTTGTAGTGGTAATTCAGCTAATGCACAAGCTACCATTCTTTTATAATTACAAATGCTTCGTTTTTTACACACTTTACATTTTGTTGCTAACATTGTTAAAAATCTCATTATTTAAACCTCATCGTCGTCGATTATTATAATATCTCGTGGCATTTGAAATACATTATTGCTACGTGTTTCGATATGTTTTTGTATCATATCCAACACTAAAACCGCTTTTTCTACTGACGAATAATAACCTATTGGGGAGTAATATTCTTCATTATTTCTTAATTCATAATTAACTAAAATATTATAATTATTGTTATCGCAACCCACATCAAAGGATTTGCACAACAACAATGATTTTTTATCTTGACTTCTAATCCAAATTCCCATCTTCAATTACCTCCTCATAAGTTTGTTCAAAAATATCTGGCTCACATGGGCGTAATTCATTGTCACGTCTTTAATGATATAATCACCATAATTAACTCTCATTGTTCCTTCTAATGTGTTAATTGCAATTCCAGCTAGCGTTTGTTTTATTAATGCCCTTTCTATATCAAAATGTTCTATATAATTTTCAATTAAATCATTGCCAACAAAATTACGTATTTCTTCTAAATTGCTTCCCGTCCACCGAACTGCTTCCACAACTACAGGTTTCTTTCTATATTTAGTCATCTTCTAATAACTCCTTGTTTTCGTATATATTTCCAATTATTTCAATATCATCACTATAATATTGCTTGTTTTCTCTCTTTGTTAAATAGCTAATAAACAATCTAACGTAGTCACTTTTGTTTACTTTATTTAAGATCCATCCACCTAAATGCCAAGAAATAATACATTTTTCATCATTTGCGCAAACAATATCTCCCTCATATACTTCTTTATTATTTTTGTCTTTTAAACCCGTATATTGCAATAATTTAATATTGCAATAATCGCTAAAAATGGTGTGAATTTCTAAGGGAGAATTCTTTATGCGGATATGCGATATTTCACCGTTACACCAATAAATTTCATTGACATCAGATATCTTTTTATCAATTAATTTAACTTTGTCACCATCATAAAAATTTTGTTTTTCTTTTACTTCTATATATGCTTTAAATTTTATTTCTCTATTCATCTTCCACTACCTCACAATTGCTTAATATTTCATCGATGTTATAGGGTTCTTCATCTTCCCATTTAACGAATTTAAACATTGACTCGAACATACATTCATAATCATCACAACTATCCCACGTTATATTACGCTTTTTAGGTCGCTTGCTAAATCCATACAATTTGTTATTAATGTCTCTTGCAATAAAGTTGTATTCATTTTCCTTAGCAACTTTTAAATATTCATACTCAAATCGAGTAAGTTTAGTTGGTTCTTTATATTCTTCTAATAATTCCAATAATGATAATCTCAAGCATTTTGAGCAATTTACATTACCTCCTCTATAACAGTTAACACTGTAATTCTGATTTGTTGCAATCTGAGCTAAATAACACCGTAAGGTATTATTTTCGTCATAAAAATTTTTAATCTCGTCTTTAATCTTTTCTATCTTTAGCATTCTCTTCATCCTCCAATTCCCTATATCTTTCTTCGAGAGAATTCAATATAATAAAACAACCTAAAATAAATAAAAATGCTACTGTAAGTATGGTTAGTAATATGTTTAACATTTCTATTTACCTCTCCAAATTTCTACAAAAAATCTAATGGTAACAGCCAGGGCTAGAAGCCCCAGTGTTACACTTACCAATCCGATTAATATTTTAACCATTTGTTACATTCCTTTATCAAAATAACAGTCTCCGCATACTGCATAACCAAAACCGATATGATCATGAATTTTGTGTGATGTATACGCATCTCCGTAAGTTATTTTTTTACCGCAGCACGCACACGATACAATTACATCCATATCATTTTCATATTTACTTGATCCTTCTGGTAATTCATAAGGATCATACGTACCTTTTGTTTCGTTCCATATTCTTGCTTGCATTTTAATACCTCAGTTTAGTGTGTTTATTAAGCACAATACTTTTATTTTTTTTACGACATTTAACATTCTTTTGTGCTTGACTATATTTGTATGTTTGTTCTTCTTTTTCTTTGATTATTTTATTTGGATCTATCTCTGGCCAGAAACATTCTCGGCACCCTGATTTGCGATTTTTCCATAAATAAAATCTCTTGTATTTTCTTAATAAAGTCCACATTTTCTATACCCTTATGTCTTTCAGCTTTTTATTTAATGATCGCATTAGTTTGTAAGGGAACTCGTTTTTTTGGAGATACTCAAACCATTTTTGTGAGTTAGTAAATCCCTTTATTCCACTAAAGTTAGTGTGTGAATACGGTGTAGCAATAACTCTATTTAATGCTGCTACATAATCATTATTGAATATTTCTTTTTTTGCAGATCCCATACAAATTGTATTTTCAGTTAATTCATTCGGCATTGGATATTCATACAAATCGGTTTCTAAACCCTCGTATTCTTTGTAAGAAAAAGCCGTTATTTTTTTTATTTTTGAATCATGATGATGAACAATATAAATTGCATTCGGAAAATTAATCATGTAGCTTTTATCAAATAAAGTCACGATTCTTTTATGTTCCGGTTGTCTTATTACTACATAACGGAAGTTAGCAGCTATTATTTGTTTGTCTAAAATAGTTATTCTTTCACTTGTGTTTTCGGTATATCCATTATTTACAAGTGTTGAAACAAGAGCTTTAACAGATATATTTTTAAAAACTATTTCATTCCCTTTTTTTATACAAAGTTCAGCATCACGATTGTTCGAATCAAATCTAACTACCATTTGGCTCATATTATCACCTCGTTTTCAGTTTCTAGAATTTTTATTATTGCAGTAATTAAATCATCTCTTTCATAATCACTTATTTCATCAATGGCAGCTGAAATTCCTGGATTAAAAACTCTATTTGTTTGAAGCTCTTTATTTAGATCCTCTATTGCATTTGCTATAATGCTTGAGTCAATATATTGATCATAAAACCCTGAAGCTTCTAAATATGTATACTCCATAAGCAGGAATTGTCCATTCTCCATATAAAACCCTAGTTGATTACATAATGCATAAAATGAACCGTTCGCTTTATAATTCTTTCTTAATCGCCTTGCAAGCGATTTGTTATAAATTTTTAAATGATATAACCTAAATCCGATAGTTTCAGCACAGTAACTATCTAATTTTCGTTCTTCACCATCGACGTAATAACACTCGTTTTGTGCTTCTTTATAGAATCTGTTAATGTGTTTTCTTACTTGCAATGGCATATTATTAGATATATTAATAAATTCTTCATTTTCTTCGTCATACATATATCCAAGTACACCATCAACTTCAGTTAAGACAAAATCATCAGACTTAATAAAGCTTTGAAAAATATATTGGTATATATTGGAATTAAACAGATCGTTAAAAACATGTAAATTTAAAAGTTCTAAATCTTGTTCATAATCAATAAATATTTCTCCGAGTGAGTCTGCATATTCCTCAAACGTATCTATACAATCATCAGATTCCAGCTGATAGCCAATTATTGCTTCAATTAGTGTTAAATCACTGTTTTTGTAATTATATTGTTTTTTAGTAAAATACTGTCTCAAATCGTTTGACAACCTGAACACCTTCTTTATACCCTGATTTTAATAATGCATGGCAGTGTTCCAAAACCGTTACTGCCATTTTTGCATTAGTAACAAGATATTGAATATTTCCATTAGCAGCTTGATCTTGGCAAGATACTTCATCGGGATGCTTATCTTCATCTAATTTGTATACTTGACTTCTTAATTTCCCAGTAATCACACCTTGCTTTTTCGATACCGTATAAACATTACCCTCGTATTCGCTATTTGCGGAATCAATGTAATAACAGTATTTCAAATCCTTGTCGTTTATTACTTTTTCAATAATTTTTCTAGTCTTATCATTGTCAACACACCCAAGAATTACAGGTATATATGCTTTATAACTTTTTATTAAATTAATTAAATTTTCATCATTTATGTACTGATCCATAAAAATACAATTAGTATCGTAAAGAGAATTTATTTTTCTTGATAATGCAACAGCTTTATTATCTCCAACATCCTGTTGCTGATATCCTTGTCTTACTATGTTTTTCTTTTCAACTACATCACCATCAATAAGGCACATTCTATTTCTAGTATCTGTTAGTAATTTTGGAAGATCTCGAGCCAATAACGACCCGGTTCCTCCAACACCAACAATGTAAAACATATATCTCATAATCAATTACCCCTTTTTATGCTGTTTTGCATTTGCAACAACGACATTATCATCTTCAATATATGAATACTCCATTGTTCCGGAAAATTCATAGTGTTTGTGTGCCAGCATAATTTTAGTAATTTCAGATTCTTTATACGTTTTACCCTCTTCAAAACCATAGTTGTCAATGTCAATTAAACAACCTTCACTATAAATATTAAACGGATAAAGATAGCCTGCTTTTTCATTCTTAGTTGCTTTTGTTTTAGAAGTTTTAGCTTTCTTCTTTACTTCTTTTTTTGGTTCTTCCTTAACTTCCTTTTCAGGTTCGTTTACTGCAGCTTCATTTTCAACAACCTCAGCTTCTTTAATTTCTTCTTTTTGTGGTTCTTCAACCTTAGTTTCTTCTTTTAATAAATCAAACAATCCCATAAATCTTTCCTCCTTTAAATCGACTGCATAGTCAATCCTATTTCTTCAATTACAACAATGACTTTATCCTCTTCACCAAAACGTTTCATAGCCACCTGATCTACGACTTGCACATCGTCCTTAAAAGCAACCTTGTTAAGTGCATCTAATATACATTTTTGTATATTATCAACGTCAGGTTTCTTTGTTGGAAGAAATTCATTATTTAATAATTTAGCTCTTTTTTTCTTACTTAAACTTTTGGCTGGCTTAACATAAATAAACGTCATAACCTTTACAGCTTTATCACTTATGTAATTCCTATATTTACTTCTATAGCAGTGTTTTATAAATTTTTCATAGTCTGATGTTTTCTTTGGTGTATAGGCTTTTGCAAAACCACCTTGCATAGTAAACTTAGGTCTACCCTTGCCAACTGCTTCACCTGGAACAACAAACCTTAATTTTTTTAGATCATCACTTAATACATTAAGCGAGCATTGGGTCGAAGTCATCTTCGAACTCCTCCTCGAGTTTTTCAGCTTCAGACATTAAATTATCAAGTTCTTTTTCTTCAACACAAGTATCATTTCCAACAACTTCTACTGTTACTTTTTCGGGTAACTCTTCAATTTTATTTATTATTTCAGATGCTAAATCATCATCCTTTTCAAAGTTAATTTTTTGCTGAACTGCCTCACTTTTACGAGGATTATATCTAGTATTAAAAATCAAAGTAATCGATGCAGTGGTATAACCATTATCAAATTCAACTGCTTCATTGCATAATATGTATTCAGCATTCCACTCATTTCCAACGCGGTCATTAAAACTATCCTTGTCCGAACAAACATAGACATCAAAATTTTTTAATTTATTGATAAACTTCAAATCATCATCACACAACCAAGCCTCAGATAGAGTTACAATTTTAGCAATTTTACATTCATCACTTGAATCCAATTCGAATACATGAGTTGCAAAATAATCGGTATTGACAAAAAACTCCTTAACACTGCTTAAATATTCATCACTGCATGGATAAAATTCTAGTTTTTCAAGTTTAATGTCATCATTAGGCAGCAATGATATCTCATATGCTGCATCTTTAAAATCGTACATTTCGCGATCAAATTTTTCTGTATGATAGTCAAATATTCCTGCATAGTTATTAGCAATAAATTTCAGCTTTTCACCATCACCGAAAATTACAATATTTTTAGAACCAGTTTTCTTGAAAATATCTTTGGCAATTGCTAAAAATTTATATAAAAACGGTTCATAAGACTTTTTAATTAACATTTTTAATTTCCCTTTCATAATAAAATTCTTTTTTTAATAGGTTTTCTTTGATATAAGGAGCTTTTAGTCATAATAGGTGAACTTATTACTCTTATAGTTAAAAACTCCTTAAAATCAAAATTTTACTTATTTTTAAAACTGTATATCATCTTCCATGATGTCGTATGTATTCACATCTTCCATAAAATCACTCGGACCTGACGATCCATTATGAAAATAATTATCGTTGGCCATCTGCTGAACTTTTTGAGTATCCATAGGTGCCTCATTTTGATTTCTAGTATCAAGGAACTGCACGCTATCGCATCTAACCTCAACAACAAATACTGTTTTACCGTCTTTATCATCGTATGTTCGGGTTTGAATTTTTCCTTCAATACCGACTAAGCTTCCTTTAGAACAGTATCTTTCAACATTTTCAGCAGGTTTGCGCCATACAACACAATTAATAAAATCTGCTTGTCGTTGACCGTCTCCGCTTGTAAAATTACGATTTACCGCTAAAGTAAACGAGGTAACCGCATCGCCTTGTTGAGTTCTTCTAAGTTCAGGATCTCTAGTCATTCGTCCAACTAGGACTACTCTATTAATCATTTTTACTACTCCTTTTGCTTTGCTTTTTAATATCCATCTGACAACCTCATGCAATTAATTACATATTTTCTTTTGTATGCATTATAAATTTCATCCCACGTAAACCCTAGTTTATTGCCAAGTATGAATAGATGCCCAAGAATCTGATTGGTTCTTGAATTTTCATCACACTCCCATATAATGCAATTTAATATCCACGAGTAATTTAAATGTATTAAATCGCTATAACTTTCATAACAATCATCATATTTGCCTTTGCTACGCGAATGATTTGTTAAACTTAATGCAAAATGTAACGCATCAGCATATTCAATAAGTGCTTTTTCCCGGTTATCAACCACTGTTTTCTTCCAATGCTTGAATTTAGTAGGCATTTCATTCATTAATTCACCTAATTCAACAAACAAAGCTACTTTTGTTTGTTCTTCGATTTTTTCATCCCACACAATTCCTTGTTCTTTTAAAATTGCTTCATCAAGTTCTTTCTGCAATTTTAATAATTCTTCTAACTGCTTTAACATTTTTATTATCTCCTCTATTCAAATTGTTTTAATGTTTCGTTTAATTCATCAAGATCAACATCTAATTCATCAGCTTGTTTTTCGATATTGTAATTTTCTTTAAGATTTGTAGACATTGCTTTGTAAAAATAAGCACGACGATTATTTATGTTTTTATCTATTATTTTATGAAGTATGTATTTTGATTTCACTAATACATCAACTGCATCATAATCATTAATATAGTCACATATCATCTTGTCAAATTCATCAAACTCATCTTCTTTAATCAAAGAATCATCAAATAAACGTTTTGTAATAAAATTCGCGCAAGCGGTTTTATCGTTATATCGTTTTATCGTTTTATCTTTTTTTAAATCTGTTTTATCTATATCTAAACTCTTATCTCTTATATCTAGACTCTTGACTCTAGACTCTTGACTCTTAGTTATTTCTAGTAATTTTTCGGTAACGTTATTAGCGTTACTATTAGTAACGTCTTCAGTAACGTTATCAGCTAACTTTTTTTTCCTTTCACGGTATCTTTTTTGACGTTGAGCATTCGCATTAGCTGCTTCGCTTCCTACCATTTCTTCATAATTTGCAATCTCTAAAATATCGTTTTTAGACTCATATACAAGACCTAGTTTTTTAAATAATTCAAGCGCGACCGCTACTGTGTCAAAATCAAAGTATTTAGTATCACGAACTATTTTTTCAATGTTAAACGGTACTATCATTTCACCAACCATAGTCATAAGTTTTCCACGATTATTAGCGGTATTTAGACATAACATTTGATATAAAACAACGTACTCACAGCCGTTTTTTTGAGATAACAAGAAGTCTATTTCATCAAGGCTGAAAAAGTCAGTTTTTAGTTTTATCCAATAATATCTTTTATCGGCCATTTGTACTCCTTTCTAACTTACTAAGGGAGCTATTGCCCCCTAGTAATTACATCTGCATTGGATCAATGTCTTCTAGCACTGGTTCAGGTTGAGCTTGATTTACGATATTTTCAACCGTTGGAGTGCTTGTTGTCTCTGGAATTTGATTATTAAATGCCGGAGATACCTCAACTACTGCATTGTTAGGGTTGTCGATGTATTCTTTTGAACCATCTTCTTTAATTACTGCCATATCACTCTCATAGGCAATCTGCATATCAATACTCATAATCCCCCACTTAGAAATTAACTGTCTAAGCATTGTTTTATATGCCATTACATCAAAATCTTTTTGCCAAAAACTGCTTGATTTATCAAAACTTTTTGAATATGTTTTACCATGATTTTTCATTTTTTCTTTTGACCAGTACAACGATTTTCTAAACCCGTTTGTATATTCGAACATTGCATAATAACCAATTGTTTCAGCATTTTCTCTTTGGACTTCATCATCAATAAGGTTAACCTCGATTTCTTCATTTAAAGGATCGTACCTAATCAATTCTCCTTCTTTAATCGATAACACATTTAGCTTTTTATACATTCCGCTTCTAATCGCTAATTGGATCATCCCTTTGTATCCAAGAATGAATTGCGCATTACTTCCAAAAGGCACTAAATAATACTGACCAAGTTGTGGACTGGGTGATAATTTTAAACTTTCACCTAATAACGCACCAGATAACAAAGTATCAAAGTTACATTTTTGTAATTGTGGTGTTGCTGCTACCGCACTAACAATAGACGATATAAATCTTTGGCCATCTTTTCCTCCAATCATACTATTCACTTTTTTGGTAACCGCTGCACTTGTCATAAAATTACTAAATGTTGAACGATCACTACTCATCTTTGCTACTCTATCTTGTACTGCCATTTTAATTAATCTCCTTTACATTGTATTTACTTACCGCCCCAGTTTCTGGTTCAGCTAGCTCTTTTTCAATCATTTTTACTTCATTAAAATCAAATTCTTTACTTTGTTTTAGAAATTCCATGTATCTATTCAACATTTGCAATGATGCTAAATCTCCTGTAAATTCAAATGTTTTAGTCCATGTTTTACCATTAAATTTTTCAGGTGTTTCTTTAATTTCTGTAACAACATATTTTCCAGTTGTTTTAGCAATAATTTCATCACCACGTTTAAATATCTGTTCATCTTTATTAGGTTCAATTGATGGTTGTTGAACCGCTTCTTGTTGTACTTTTTCAAGTTCCTTTTTATGTTGTGTTTCAAGCTGTACTTTTTGATGTTGTAATTCCTTCTCCGCTTCAGCTTTAAGTGCTTCTTTTTGTGTTTTTAAAGCGTTTATTTCATCTGTAATATTCTTTGTAATATCGCCAAGATTATTACCCACTTGATACTGAAGCTTATATTTTTCACGACTTATTAACTTTTCATCTACCCCAACCATAGTGCATGTATTAATGATGGTACTTTCAATAAGCTCCATATCTTTTTTGTATAGATTTTCCTGCTTCATTAGGTCATTAAACTGGGTTTCAGCCTCGCTCTGAAATTTTTTATTTGAGCATGATGCATTTAGCCATTTTTCATCAAATACAAACTTATTAGCATACTCTCTTGAAATCATTTCTTTTTTTATGAGTACTTCTTTAAGCTGCTCGATAATTCCTTCTCTTTCCTTGCGAAGCTTATCTTTTTTCTCTTGGATATAAACATCAACATCATTTGCAATTTTTTGAGCTGTAGTATTAAGTGCCTCTACAACACTTTTTACTTTGTTCTCGTATGTATTAAACGAATCCATATATACTTTTTTGGAACGTTTTCTTTCATCGTCAATGGCTTTTGCCCATTTTCTTAATTCGGGAACAACTCCCGTACCTTTAGCAACGAAACTTTTATAATTATCTTCTGTAACTACAACATTAGCTTTTGCTTTAATAACTGGAATTAAGGCAACCAAACTATCAACATTAGAATCAATTGTTGCTCCCTCTGGTTTCGTGTTGGTAACAAGTGTTAAGTCTTTTTCATTCAATTCAACAACTTCACCTGTGACCGTTGCATTTGCTTCAATAATTTTTTGATCATCAATCAGATTCAGCCCTAATTGTTTAACATCAACTAATTGGTACGTATTTGTATCAATATCTGCCACTGGCGCCCACCATATAAAACCATCATCTGCACGATACAATACAAATATTGCATCCCCTGGATAATTCATTTTGCTTACAGGTTCTTTATTAGCTAGAAAACAGTTTTTAATAGCTAACCATTCAATAACTTTTTCGAATTCTTCTTTGCCGGCAATCCTTACCGCTGCATAACCGCCTAACAGCTTGTTTTGTAAATCATTCATTTAACATTCCTCCTTATTTTAGTTCTTTATTTCTATTTTCACTGAATGGTGGCGGATCTAAATGTGTAACTTTTCTCCAGAACCACAATTCAGTTTTCACTAATAAATCAGTACTTCTTTCTAAATCTTCACGGTGCATGATAAATATTCTTGTTTCCTGCTTACCATCATTGTCATTAGCCCAGGGAATATCTAAAATTGCGTATAAAACTACAAAATCAAAATTTGTCGTATATAAATAATGCAAACACTGAAAGTAATATGTAACTGGCATCTTGTCCTTGGTCCAGTCTTCAAACATTCCATTATTTTGAATTGTTGTAGATTTTATTTCTAAGATACCTTTTTTATTAGTTGCTTTATCAATTAAAGCACCATCTAAATTAGCTCTCATAAATGGAAACTGCTTGCTGGATAAGCTAATACCTTTAGTATCTATAACCTTATACTTGCCACCGTACAAAACTTTAAATAATTCAAACATTACCGGTTCTAAAGCATTTCCTTTTTCAATTGCTTTGTTTGTAATAAAAGGTGCTTTAACTTGTCCGGTTTTTTCTTCCCAAAGCTCATATGGTCTTTTATAATTACTAACATTCATCACTATGCCGGCATCACTACCGCCAATGCCTTTACTTCTTAACTCATGCCAATGCTCATCACTTTTTACAAAATCTATATCGCAGTTGTTAAAGAAACTTATATAATCAAAGTCTTTATTCGCTAACATCTAATATCGCGTTTGCTCGTTCAATTTCTTCTACTGTGTAAGTTTCTTTAACTGTTTTAACTAGCGTTTCTTTAGCCTCTTTTGTTAATGCACCTTTTCTAATGTGTCTTAAATATTCAAGTAAATTTGCTTGTTTTATATCTGTCATTCCAATGCCTCCAGTTCTTTCTTTTTAACAGCAATTTGGCGATTAAGATTTCTTTGTAAATCATAATCTTCATCATTGAAACGATCCTTACATTGAAGAATATTTAACTGTCTTTCAAGTTCCCAAATTTGATTTTCCAATACCTCTTTACTCATTTCTAATCCTCCTTATTCCTTATAAAAACTTCTAAATATTTTCTATCGAATTTCGAATGATCAGTGACATAAACATCAATAATTTTTCCAGTAAATGAACCAGTATCCTCAGCAATGTATATATGACCATCAATTAAAACTTCACTTCCTAAAGGAATTATTGAAGTATCTACACCAATCGTTCGTCCTTCTACATATTCAGTTCCTAGTTTTGTTGGATAACCCACCCATGGACCATTACATTCCTTACACATACAATAATTTGTAATTTTGAATATTCCCAATGAAGTTCAAGCGGGTATCTCTCTAACACCTCTAGCAGCAACTTCACGCACTTCCGTGGGGTACTGTTCTTCCCATGTTGCATCTATGCGTTCACATCCCTTTGCAAGAATTCCAGCTAAAGCAAACATAGCTAATATCATTGCCATCACTATTACGCCGGCTTTTGTACTTTCCTTATTAATCATTTTGACTTTCCTCCTAAAACCCTCTATAATGAAGGTGTTATGTATTGGTCTCTCGACCAATTTTTAAAGAAAGGTATTGCGAGTATCTTTCTTTAACTCAGCGACTTGTTCTTCTGTGTAGAACAGGTCGTTTCTTTTTTCTCTCATATTTACTTGGTTTAAAATGTCATACAATTCAATAAGTGCATTTCTATCCGGCACATCAGGGCGATAAACAATTGTATTTTCATCAATCTGCATCTTTATCACTTTTCCTAACCTCCTTGATTAAACATATGCACTTATGTAAGTTCATGTTCTTTATCCAATAACTTTTTTATGTAATTAACTCCTTTTTGATAAACCAAAGTTTTAATATTTATAGCCGTTTCACTATTTGGCTTCGTATACTTCTGTTCAACAACTCTAAAATATCCACAATCAATATATTTCTGATATGGTTGATTATTATGCATCAGCACCTTTTTATTTCTTAAAAACTCAAACAGACGATTTCTTCCATATCCTGGATAATCCAGCACTTTAGCGACATCCGCCATCTGAATAGCAGTTTTACTACTGGCTACTGCATCAAAGAACTCTGCTTTAGGCTTCATTTCAATAACTTGCTGATTAAGATTTTCAATCATTTTTTGACTTTCTATCAAACCTCTAGCAATTATTTTTTCTGGACTGTTCCATTGTTTCTCAACTTCAATAAAATATTGGCGAGCTTCCTTGCCCCTTTCATTACGTTGGAGCATTGCAATTTCTTTTGCCATATCTAGTGTGATTTCATGATCAGTAAACTTTGTTTCATTTCCTTGAGCTGTTACTCTTTTTTGAGTAATAGCTCTATAGTCTAAATTTTCATTAAAACCATACTCACACATTCTTTTAAACCAATCGTTATATTTGCTTCCTACTTCTAAAAACTCATGCAAATCCCTAGCGGACAATGTTATTCGGTCGGCATCATAATTAATTTTTAAAAGTTCATCCATACGATCACTCCTTTCTTAATTTTTCTTACCATGAGGCAAGTATGAGGAAACTATCCATTATTCGTGTGTGTTAAATTGGAAACATATTTAATCGATTTATTCACTGTGGTTTTGGAGTTTTTAATAATGGTATTTGTATCAATCTAATAATTAGATAATTCCCTCATACCTGCCCCACGATATTTTTGTTTAACTCCGTTTTTATAACTTCTAATATGCGTCTTTTAAAGACACTTGTTTTTATTTAGAGTTATAATTTAGTTGTGCTTTTGAAAAAACTTTCAACCGTATTTTATGGTGTACATTTCATTTAAAAAAAATAACACTTACTGGTTTTTGTAATGCATTTGCAATTGCAACCATTGTTGAACTTTTTATAATAATACACTCGTTATTTTCTAATTTAGAAATATATGGTCTACTTATACCAGATTTTTCAGATAATTCTTTTTGTGTCATACCCATTTTCTTTCTAAATTGTTTAATTTTGTTCATATCGCACCTCCATTCTTGTGTACACTATTGAGTCCACAAACAAAGTATACTATGGAATACAATATATGTCAATCATGAAATACAAAATTACTATATTTTTTGTTTGTCTTTGTGTACTTTCTAGTTTACACTAAAGCTAGGAGGTGTTTTCTATGGTAAACAATCTTGGTCAATATTTACAAAATGAGCGCAATAAAAGAAATATGAGCCTAAGAGAATTTTCAAAGTACCTAGGTATTAGTCATTCATATCTTAATAAATTAGAAAACGGTGTTGATTCACGTACTGGTAAACCTGTATCGCCAACAATTGAAATGTTAAATGACATCAGTAAATCATTACATGTTTCATTAGAATATCTTTTGGAAATGGCCGGATATGTAAAAAATAGCAATTTAAACAATGAGTATAACTCATTTTCAACACCACAAGAAGCATTGAGTTTTATTCTTAAACAAGAAATGATTGCGGATTATGGTGGATATGATCTTGATACTATGTCTGATGATGAAATAATGGAAATGGCGGAAGATGTGGCAGATATGTTAAAAATTGTTTCAAGAAAGCACAAAAAATAAATAATTATTAAATGGGAGAAATGTGCTATGGAATTAAAGACAAAACTAAATAATATTGTAAATAACTATAATACGACCAATGTTAAAGAAATATGCGATTACCTAGATATAGAGATTGCATATACAGAATTTAAAGCAAAAACACTAGAATCACGATTAATGATTATTGATGGTAATGGTTATATTTTTGTTCGACCAAATTTAGATGAGCGCTATGAAAATTTTTTAATTGCTCACGAACTCGGACACTATATTCTACATTACGATAAGAACATTAATTTTAACTTTTTAAAACGTATCTATAAAACAAGATTAGAAAAAGAAGCTAACGAATTTGCAATCAGACTACTAACCTATGATATTAATTTAAAAGATTATGATAATTTAGAATTTTTAGCAAAAGAAAAAGGGATACCACTCAAAATATGGTATTCATTATGTGAGGAAATATAGATGGTAAGTATTAAAAATTTTATTATAAAATTACTAGATATAATTGGACCAGCTCTTCTAATAGCTATCATTATACTTATCATCTTACATTTAGGAGGTTACACTGGAAAAAAGGCATTGGAAATAGCCATTAGTTCAATCACGATACCACTAATTCTTGTTATTGGAAAATACAATTTAATTGACATGCCAAATACGATAAACACACTTCATAGTGTTTATAATAAATAATTTGAAGGGAGAACTAAGTATGAAGAAAATTTTAAGTTTATTTTTAGTCCTTGGACTTTGCTTTGGACTAACAGGATGCGGAGGAAGTGGATCTGATTCAAGCGATAAAGCTGAAGAAAAAGTCACTTATGAAAGTATCCTTAATGACTACACTAAAAAAATTAAAGATGCTACACCCGGAATTGTAGAGGAATTTAAAACTGAAGCTGAAGCTAAAAAAAGTGATATTAATGCATTAGCCGAATTATCAAATTCTAAAATTGAAAAACTTGCTGAAATTTGTAACGAAGGTATAGAAAAGATGGCTGAATTAAAATTAAAAAACGGTGATGATGATACTACTTATACAGATTGGGCTAAAAAACTTCAAGATGTTTATACTGAACAATCTAAGCAAATTTCGGATGCATATCTAAGTGTAGCAACCGGTCAATAGTCAGGATAAAATAAAAACACAAAGGTCCACTCAGTGGACTTTTATGTTAGGAGGAATTAAATTGAAAAAAAGAATTGATACAAATCATGAAAAAAATTTAGACTACTTTCAAGATAATTATCCCGAATTATTGGATGATTACATAGATTTTTATGAAAACGGTGTAACATTAAGCGACGGGGAAATTACACCGGAAGATATGGTTGATATTGTAAGAATAACATCAAATTTTAACAAAGATAATTATTTTAAATTAAATTAA